AATCTTCATCATATTTTAAGTATGGTATAGAAACCTTAGACACTGGAGCAATTTGGCTTGTTGTAGATTTTAGAGATGTAGATGAAAAAAATGAATTTAGACATTTAGTTTGGAATACAAGTGAAAGAAGAAATGCTACGAATGGAACAAACCCACATATGAAAAAGGGTACGACAAATGATGGCACTGGACATCCATCACATAAAGATGAGTCTATAGAAAAACTAAAACTAATAGAGGAATAATAGATGGCAATACCAACAAGTAAATCAACATTTAAAGAATATTGCCTAAGGAATCTAGGTAAGGGTGCTATTGATATAAATGTTACCGATGATCAAGCAGACGATAGAATAGATGAAGCACTTCAATACTTTGCACAATATCACTACGATGGTATTGAAAGAATGTATTTAAAATATAAGATTACATCAACAGACATTGCAAGATGGAAAACAAATGCAACAACAACTGCAACGGATACAGTAGATACCAGTATCACTTCATCATTTGAAGAGGGTAAAAATTTTATACCAATACCATCCTCAGTAGTTTCAATATTAAATATTTTTCCATTCGATGATTCATCTACAAATAATATGTTTGACATTAGGTATCAACTTAGACTAAATGACTTATATGATTTTAGTTCCACATCAATCATACAGTATGAGATGACAATGCAACAACTAGATTTGCTATCACATCTTTTAGTAGGTGAAGTTCCCATAAGATTTAATCAACACCAGAACAGACTCTATCTGGATATGGATGTAGAGGATGTTACAGAGGATGAATATTTAATCATAGAGTGTTATCGTAAATTAGATCCAAATACATATACAGATATCTATGATGACATTTATTTAAAAAGATATGCAACTGCACTAATTAAAAGACAGTGGGGTGCAAACCTATCTAAGTTTAGTGGTGTTGCTATGTTAGGTGGTGTGACGATGAATGGTGAAACAATTTACTCTCAAGCAACGGAAGAGATAGATAAGTTAGAAGAACAGATACAATTAGCATTTGAGACACCAGTAAACTACATGATAGGATAAACTCATGGCAGTTAATAAGATATTTCATGACAGCAATTTAACTAGTATTGCAAGTGAGAGAAACCTATACAAAGATTTAATAAAAGAAGCAATTCAAATACACGGACATGATGTGTATTACATTGACAGAACAAGTGTAGCGCAAGACGATATTCTTGGTGAGGATGCACTTAGTAAATATAGACAACAACAACCAATAGAGATGTATGTTGAAGATGCAGAGAGTGGTTACTCTGGCGACAAAGAATTGATGACACAATTTGGTTTGGACAATAGAAATGAGATTACATTTGTTGTTCACAAAGAAAGATTCCAAGAACTAACTAAACAGATTACAATAGAGAGTGGAACAGATACCACTGGTGGTTCTATACAATTAGAAGATGGAACTGTAAGTAACGATGGTAAGTTTGAAACACATGGTACAGAATTATTTTATTTACTTGGCGAAACAGATCCTACAGATGCAGATAGACCTTTAGAGGGTGATTTAGTTTATCATCCAGTTTTGGGTAAAATATTTGAGGTTGGGTTTGTAGATCACGATGCACCATTCCACCAACTAGATAACAATCCAATTTACAAATTAAGATGCAGACAATACGAATACGACTCTGCAATCCTAGATACTGGTATCTCTACCATAGATGAGATTGAAGATAATAATAGTCTAGATGCACTAATACATCAATTTACACTAGAACAAAGTTCTGCTGTAAATGAGAAGATTAGACTAGAGAGATTTATAGATGATGGATTACTGTTAGAAGAAACTGATGGTGATTTTATTATCGGTGAAAATGACTCTACCTCAGTGGGTGAAAGTATCCTACTAGAGAACGGATCATTCCTTATTAACGAGGACTATATAATAGGTGACAAGAATGTTGATAAAACAGCACAAAATGAATTTATAACACAACAAGTAACGAGTGAGAATATTCTTGATTTTAGTGAGAAGAATCCATTCGGAGATGCAGGAGCTTAAATATGTTAGGACAACAATTTTACCATGAGTCTATGCGAAAAGTGGTTGTCGCTTTTGGAACATTATTCAATAACATTAACATCGTTAGAAAAGATAATGCTGGTAAAGTGATACAATCTATGAAGGTGCCACTCGCATACGGCCCACAACAAAAGTTTTTGGCAAGATTAAACCAAGACCCCAATCTGGCGGCTAAGGTTGCAATTACTCTGCCAAGAATAGGATTTGAAATAAATGGGATATCATATGATCCCTCAAGAAAACTAAATCGTGTACAAAAATTTAAAAAGGCAAAGGGTTCGGATAAAAACAAACTAGACACACAGTTTATGCCTGTTCCTTATAACTTGGCTTTTCAATTGTACATTATGGCAAAACAATCAGATGATGCATTACAAATTGTAGAACAGATACTTCCATACTTTCAACCAGACTACACATTGACAATCAATGACATGGCAGACATGGGTATCAAAAGAGATGTTCCAATTGTTTTGAATAGTATTAGTTACGAGGACAATTATCAAGGTGATTTTGCAGAACGAAGAGCAGTAATCTATAATCTAGATTTTACTTGTAAGTTCTACTTATATGGCCCAGTTACCTCACAGGCAGTTATCAGAACTGCAACTGTCGATCAGTATACTGACCTACCAGAGAATACACCAACAAGACAACAGAAGTATAGTGTTACACCAAATCCAGCAACTGCAAGTGCAGATGATGATGATTTTGGATTTAACGAGACATCTTCATTCTTTGAAGATGCTGGTACAGACTAATGTCTGATAAAACTATTGACAAAGTTTTGGGTGCTCCATTTAAGACACCAGCACAAGAACTTGTTGATACTGGACAAGTTGTAGTAAGTGATGATGATGATATTGAAAAAGATTATGAATATCAAAGACAGAACTTCTACAATCTTGTAGACAAAGGTTCTAAAGCAATTGATGGTATTCTAGAACTTGCAAAAGAATCTGAACATCCTAGAACTTACGAAGTCGCTGGTAATTTAATTAAACAAGTTGCAGAAGTGACAGAGAAACTTGGTGACTTACAAACAAAGATGCACAAACTAAAAGAAGTTCCTAACAAGGCTCCTAACAATGTGACAAATGCTTTGTTTGTAGGTTCTACCGCTGAACTACAAAAAATGTTAAAGGGAAAATGATGTATGAATTATTTGATATTGACTCCAGATGGTGTTGGGTCAACTTACCTACAAACAAGTCTAACGGTCTTTCTAAATGACAGTGGAAGAAGTTACACTAATACTCATGAAATTGCTGCTGGACTTGAACTCAGTAAACGGAATACTATCGTAAAAACAAAACATACTGTTCCCAGAGGCCCAGACTTTAGACACATAAGATACGGACAACCACTAGAAGAAGTAATCTTCATGTTGAATAACAATAAGGTTGAACCTCTAGTATCTAGATTAGCACATTATGTTATGTTGTGGAGAGAAGAAAATCAAAAGTATAATACTAAACGATGGTATAACTTTTTAAATTTTCACTATGGTAAAATCTTCTATTGTATTAGAGACCCTTTTGAGTATGCGATGAGTTGGGGTATTAGGGATACAAATAAACTTAGAAATGTTTATAGTATTGATGAACATAGAAAATTAGTCAAAGGACAAAAGTATACTGTAGATACAGAAATAATAAAAGGCAGACTAGAAAGATATGACAACTATTTAAAGTGGAGAGAAGAATACTTTCCAACTGCCATACCAGTAGACTATAATGATTTTGTTTACAATACAGATGTGCAACTACAAACTCTTACTGGTATTGGACACTCAATGAAAGATATGGGGTTTACTAAGTATAATAGATTTACATACGAATATTCTCACAGAGGAGTAGATAATATTATATTTAATGACTTAGTTGCATCTCTTAGGTTTGAAGAATACATAAGTAGTTTAGTAGAGCAAGAAAAGTTACCATACGGAATGACATTAAAGATGAATACTTTGCAAGACAAAAAAGAAAAGGTAACTAACTTTGAAGAGTGTGTAGATATTTACAAAGATTGGTGTAGAAAGAGTAACACCTATCAGATGATTGATATAGAAAAAAAGATAGAAAGAGAAAACAGATTCTATGGAACAAACTTATCTAGGTAATCCAAATCTAAAAAAGGCAAATGTCGGTCAGGAGTGGACTAAAGAGGAAATACTTGAATACCAAAGGTGTATGAAAGACCCTCTCTACTTTATACAGACTTATGTAAAGATTGTTTCTCTTGATGAAGGATTGATACCATTTAAAATGTATAACTTCCAAAAAGAAATGGTTGGTACATTTCATAGCAATCGTTTTACTATTTGTAAATTACCCAGACAATCTGGTAAATCCACCACGATGATATCCTACTTGTTACACTATGCACTATTTAATCCCAGTGTTAATATCGCTATACTTGCAAACAAAGCCGCAACTGCAAGAGACTTACTTGGTAGACTACAGCTTGCATACGAACATTTACCTAAGTGGTTACAACAAGGGGTGATGTCTTGGAACAAGGGTTCACTAGAATTAGAGAATGGTTCTAAAATATTAGCATCATCAACCTCTGCAAGTGCTGTTCGTGGTGGTTCG